GCATCATACTGCTGGACCGGCAGCAGTCCACAACAACGCAGACAATATGCGGAAACTTCAGAGAGACGGTCAGCGTGCATTTGAGAGAGAGCATACAAGGACAGAATTTATGAATATATTCAGGAAGAACTATCTGGAGGAAGAAGATGGAACTTAAAGAGCTTACAGAGAAAACACTTGCAATATTTGATGCAAATAGTCCACAGGAACTGTCAGACAGAATATACAAGACAGTAATGGGCAATGGCACAGAGAAGTATCAAGCATTCATTGATCTTGTAGATGGGGATCTGTCTAAGGATCACATGCAGAAGATATACCAGTATTACCAGGCAGATAGACAAAACCTCGGTCAGGACTATACACCATCGAGCCTGGCGCGACTTGTCGCACTGCTCGCTGGACCATCGAGCAAAGTCATAGATATGTGCGCCGGGAGTGGAGCACTGACGATTCAGAAGTGGAACGAGGACAAGAACGCCAGCTATATATGCATCGAGAGAGACGAAATTGTAATACCATACCTCCTGTTCAATCTTGTGATTCGAAACATCGATGCAGAAGTGCAGCACAAGGATGTTCTGACAGGGGAATTGTTCAAGGCGTACAGAGTGCACAGAGGCAATGCCTACGGCATAGTGGAGGTGATATCATGCCAGTAATATCCAACCCACCATACAACCTCAGGTGGAATGCATATGACGCCGATTGTATGGAGTCGCGGTTTAGAGAATTTGAAGTACCTCCAGAATCGAATGCTAACTATGCATTCATACTGACCGCCCTTGATACAGCGGATAGAAGTGTCATGATACTTCCACAAGGCATATGCACGGCATCGTCTAAAGAGGAGACAGCGATACGTCAGACGTTGATCGAAAGATGCTATATAGATGCAGTCATAGCCTGCCCGGATAGAATGTTTGAGTCTACATCAATCGCCGTAGTTATCCTAGTGCTGGACAAGACAAAAAAAGATGAGACAGTAGAAATGATTGACCTCAGAAAGAAAGCGCACACTGAGATACGAGAACAATGCGGGCAGTATGGAGGCAGCAGCCATACAAACAGGGTCTACAAGAAAGAGGTGAATGTATTCAGTGATGAGCTCATAACAGATGTGTTAATACACATACATGCTCGTGACAGCATAGCCGGATACTGTGCGCCTGCCACCATCGCAGACATACAGGCACAACAGTATAAGCTCTCACCGAGTTTATACATAGAACCTGAAGAACAACCAACTCGACACCGAGAATATAGAGACATAGTGGCAGATATAAACAGAGTCATCATGGACAAAAACAGATGCAGGCTCACGATCAATGAGTCCATGGCGAGAAAGATAGGATTTGATGTGGAACTGCTTGAGAATAACAAATCATCAATGGATGAGGTGAATAAACTCCTCAAAAGAATTGGAGCAGACGAGATCATAAGAAATGACTACTTCCGCACAAGCAAGAACAAGAATGAGATAAGGTTTGAGAATGCGGTTAAAGAGGGGCTGTCAAGCATTCTTGTGATGACACTGAACATGTGGAAACAACACATATACTACCTGAACGACGAAGAGAATAGATA